GGGTTTCCAGCGGCTATCCTCAGCCACTCATTTTTCAATTCATAAATGGCCATGCATGTCTCTGTCATCAGACCGCGACAAATTGCCAATTGCCTTTCATCGTAGCCAGCCCTTTTACACATGCTAATGATCACCTTGAATGAAGCCAACGTCAACTGCACATACATCTTTTGATCGTATGCAGCATAATCGCCGGCAATACACCTTTCTTTTCCATACTTGAAGATGCTGTCATGTAGCCTAGTCCACTCCATGCTAAAAGCATTAGTACCCACAGCACACTCAAACACCTCAGGATGATCTTGCATCACAACAGAAACCATTAGGAAGTACTTACGCATAAGAAACAAATATGGGAATGATGGACCCATAAACACGCGCACCTTGGCTTTATTTAGCTTGACAGCTTCATCCTTCAGATTACACCTCATAGGCACATACACCCGTTTTCCTGCTGCTAGCTTATCTTCCATCTTAGCTATGGCTTTGTGTATCTCTGGTGGCATATCACGCACACATGAGATCCCAGGCACCTTACGATCTGAGACTTTAATATAGTCACTCTTCGGTTTGCACCAGGGAATTCCCATGCTGGCCTTAAAATTAATAGGGTAGCAACCCTTTAGGCCATCCCATCCAGATAATATAGCATCTTCTGCCAATGGATGGATGCGTGCTTCCCAATTCCACTCGGGATTATCAGACCAAGCCTTATGTATCTGACTACAGTAGTCCTTATAGGCCATATCTACAACGTCGCCCGGAACAACACTAGGCTCAGCTATTTGAGACAACCATACATTGAATGGAACCCAAGACCCTATATATTTAGGCGCACCATGCGATTTCTGCACACCAAATTCCAGACAAATGTCATTGGAGATTATAGTGTCTTTCACATTGCTGCGAAACGTCCTAGTAGGAGCATTGGTACTACCTAACACATCAAAACTACCACCTTGTACATATAGCGAAGTAGCGTATGGTCGCTGTCCAGCCTGAAACGTGAAAGGAGTGCCAGGGAAATCAAGCTCTTCCGTAAAATCACTCTCCTCAGCCCCTTCCACCTTAGCACTGTCATCTGCAACCATTTCTTTGATTGTATCTAACAGGTCCTCTC